CCTCTGATGGGTTTTTTTCCTTGTCAAGAATCCAGTAGGTGTGCCATCTACCTTCAGATGTTTGCACAGATATAGATGGCGCAACCAAAAAGTTTTCTGGCCCACAAGAATCAGCATCAGCATAGACAACCTGTAAAGTTTTTGCGTTTTCTTTGATACGTCTAGGTGAACTGTAAAGAATAGGCGAGAAGTAAACGTCACTATCAGCATTAGCTTCAGACAATGCAATCATGCCCTCTAGTTCAGAAGGATACTCAAAAAACTTTTGGTTTGTTAGTTCGTTGCTAAATTTATTTTTAGTCACTATTGTAGCGAGCCCAGTTGCATCGCCAAATATGCTGGTGAAAAAATCACCTGTCTTCATAATCCTCCCTTTTTAATAATTTAAATTGTGCTCTCTGTGGACTCGAACCACACCACCCGACAAAGGAGAGGAACCCAGGGGTCACCTTGAGAGAGCTTATGTGCGTTGTCGAGACGCACCCCTCGTGCCCATTACTTAGACCCAGACATCAGCTGTCGGAGTTGCACCCATTGAGCCTAGCAAAGAGTCAGCAGTTGCTTTATCAAAGCCACCTACTTCGTTGCGGTCTTGGCCGTTCTGGTCCTTACCGACCTTGACCCTAACCCCAACACCCTTACCCGTTAGTTCGTTAGTTTCTGGAACTTCAAAGTCTCCAGACTTCATATCATAACCCACTGCCTTGAAGAAACTCTGTGTCTTCCAAAAATCTCCAGCGACATAGAGAGCCACGTAAGCAAAGACCCTGCGGTTTTCATACTTACCATCTGAAATTCTAAACTGAATGTTCAGACGTGGCTTACCTTCGTTAGGTCCTGAGCGAACCTCTTCTTGCTTTACATCAAACACGGTTGCGTTGTATGACCCAGCTGGAATTACTTCCATTGGTCCTGAGCTACCTGATGACGCTGATGCCAAAGCATCTTCTGTAATACCAGTAATTTTAATTGACATTACTTAGTACCTCCTTCTTTAATTAGGTCCATGATTTTTTTCATGGATGGTTGGTATATCTTTGCTGGTAAACCAAAACGATTCTTAGTAATTAATCGGTTTGACGGTGCTACAATTAGCACTCGTTGTGGTGCTCCCTCTACCTCTTCGACTGTGAGATAACCCACAATGTCAGGAATAGCAGGAAGTGTGCTTTTGAATGACCCAGGAAGCATTGCAGTTGTTTTTACTGCTCCAGTATTTTCATCCTTGTCGTCAAGAGCATGAGCAATTACGATTGATATAAACGGTGCTGTGTGTAGCGACCTAAACACTTCGTTAGCCCAGTTCTTTAGGTCTCCCCAGCGACCAAACTTGTTGTTCTGGTTTTCTGGCTTTTCACCAAAGGCTTTCTCGGCTCTGTCCATAACAACACCAATGGTGTCCACAATTACAGTCTTGTATTTGTGTGGCTTGTGCAATAGGTCTTCTACTACTGCAACAAACTGGTCGTGTGTTGTAATGTTTAGCACATCAACATTCTTCCAGTCTCGTGCAATAGCTGATGCCCCACCTTCTGCGTCCAGTAAAAGAACTGGACCCATGTTAGCAACCTCAGCCGCCGATGAAGCCAGCCATGTTTTACCCCTACCCGCATCTGCAAATAGTAAGATACTCTTTGGTGCGTTTAGTGCTTCAGCTTTGTGAATAAACTTTGCAAAGCTTAGCTCTGGAAATTCACTTGACATATTTTCCTCCATATTCTATCCGTGTTAAAAAACATTCTACCACATATATCATTCACTACAAAATTTCCTAATTGTTTGGCGTGTCGTTAAATTCCTATGTTACACTTGAAACACTCAGGGTGGGGCTGGTAGCTATCTGGGTGAGCTCCAGTCTCAAGCTCTGCCCAAAGGCTCTCTAGCCTGCTCCAGAGGGCTACCGCTATTGATTCATCATAGGGCACAGTGTGAACCCATATGTCATTCTCATAGGTTCCCTCCCTGTTGATAAATACTAGGCTGGTTGCGTCTACTGGAACTGATGCTCGGTTCATACCCCAAGCGTAAAGCTGTGCTTGGCCTATGTACTTTTGCATTGTATATTCTGATGTGCTGTCATACTTGATGCCATCCACCAAGTCCTTTAGTTTTTTTATCTTGGGTCTTGAGCTGGTCTTCCAGTCAATCAAGTGCTTACTAGAAGGTAAAACCAAATCGGGCTTGCTATTAATAATCCCATAGCCAGCAATTTCACCCAGATTAATTTTTTTCTCGACGATAGCATCACTGACAAGGGTAGCATTAGAGCTATCAATAGCAGACTCAATAAAACTATGTATGGCTGTTCCAATCTTTCCTCCTAACCAATACTTAGCTTCTGGTTCTTGCTCCCTGAGCAATGCCTTAGCCAAGTGCCTTGTACACGGGTCGGAGATATTACTAGCCCCAACATTTTTTTGGTTATCTCTCTCACTCTTCTGTAAAAATAAACCAACTGTCATATCTTTAACCTCAGTGCTTGTTAGTGCCATAAATCATCTCCTTTGTTGTAAAGTTAATACCACCCCAGACACCCCACTTCTGTTCACTTGCTACTGCAAAGTCGTAGCACTGCTTTAGTAGTGGGCATCCTGAGCATAGTTCTTCTGCGAAATCTTCTGAAACATTTTCTGGATAATCAACGTAGTAATGTGGCTCTTGCTTACAGGGCACATCCTTGACCGTTAAATCCTTCATTGCTTCTTGTAGAGTATACCACGGTTTGTGAGCTTTGTCAAGTAGAATTGCTGACTCTGGTGTTTCAAATACTTGTGGTTTTTCTTTCTTGGGTCTAGCTATTCCACCGTTCTTAAGTTTATTGCGTTGATACTTCTCACGTGCGTATTGCTTACGACATTCACGACATACTCTTGCGTTATCGTATGCTCGGATAAATGTATTTTCTTTTGTAAACTCGTGTCCTTTGGAACAGTGGCTACCTCTAATTCTTTTCTTACCCCACGGGTTGTGTCTGTCAGCTTGCTCCCATTGGTATTCGGTCATTTACTATCTACAGCTTTGTAAAAAGCTTCAGTAAACTCTGACTTGCTAAGTGCCTTGTGGTTTAGGTCTCCAAAGATGTTCATAATTCTTTCACGCTCTTGTTTTTTGCCCACCTCAATACCAACAAGGCCACCGTCTTTCCAGCCTTGATTATACTTCTTAGCAAAGGTATTTTGTAATCTTTCTGCCCAGTCTGCTTTACTCATTTTTTGTTTCCTCCTGAAACTCTATATTTATTGGCACAGTGCCGTATCTTAGGTAATTGTTTTCGTTATTTAATAATGTTTTCTTGCACTTACACACACAAAATCGTGTTTGTGTTTTGTTTATTTTTCTCTTTCAGCGTCATACAAAACCTTCTCAATCATTTCGGTCAGTGTGTTGCTGTTAGTTGCCAGAAAGTCTGGGTCTTCAAGGTCAAATATATTGCTAATCATTATTAGTTTTTCCCTTGCATCAAGGTTTAGTAGGTATTCAACATAATCTTCTGGTGTGTGCTTTGCTGGATAAAGTTCTTTGTCCCGCTTCCAGTCCATATACTCAGTTAGTTCTTTAGTCAGCTTCTCGTTCAACTGGAACCTCCTCTGGCTGTGGGTAGTTTTCTTTTATCCATTCCTCATTCATTTTGCCCATTAGTTTTCCTTTCTTAGACTTGAGTTCATGCTAATCTGTGTCTGGAGTAGAGTTCCAAGTTGTCCCTCGTCATATGTATCTCGTGCAACTATGTCGTAAACCCTTACTAGCTTCTTTTGACCACGCCTTCTAATGCGGTCAAGCACTTGCTGGTTTAGAACATTACTGTCGCTGTGTGATAGCCACACAACTGTTGAACATACATCCTGTAAACCATCAACACCTTCTGCAATCGCTGGTATAACTGCAACAATATAACTAAGCTGTTGCTTTAGAAATTTTTGCTTGGCTTCCTCACGCTGAGTTTGATTGGCTTTACCCGACCACTCAAAAGCCTGCTCCTTAGTCTTGTTTAGTCTTCTTGTTACCAGTCTAGCATACTTTTGGCTATCTGTCAATAGCAACATGGGCTCATCTGGATTATCTTCAATGATTTCCATAAGTGCTTTATACTTGCTACTTACTGCATCGTCGTCAAAGTCTACCTGCCCCTCTTGGTTTATTACAGGGGTTGCAAGGGTAATCTGTCTAAGTCTAGTTCTAGCGGCAATAGGAACTTCGGCAATCATAGGGTTGTCTTTTAGCCACACAACCAAGTCCTTCTCAAACTTGTCATAAATTTTTCGTTGTGCTGGTGCTAAGTCTACATACCTAACATCATGCACAGTGTCAATGTCTTTGTCTGGATGTAGCCTGATGTAAGAAGGTAGACTGTTGGCATATGCTCCGCTTTCTTTTTCTCCTTCAATCTCGTGCTTTGTAAAGGGTGAGTATCCCATCTCACACCAGTCAGTTGCCCAAAGCCAGAAAGAGCGGGGCACAAGTTCAGGCCACAGCCAGCGTGATACTGCCCAGAATCCCTCAAACTTATTACCATAAGGTGTGCCACTCATTGAGAGTTTATATCCAGCCTTGAGCTTCATTAGTGCCCTGTGGGATTTACTGTGCCTGTTCTGAGCAAAGTGGCACTCGTCCACGATTGCCATATCAGGTTTATACCCAGACCAGTCTTTGCTCCTAAAGTATTCACGACCAATAAAATACCAGCCCTCATCACCCTTAGCTAAGTTAGCCAAGTGAGCCCTGCCAGCTTTGGTGCTGTCAATCTTATGTAGTCCCCTGGCCGCATACTTTGTTTGCCTTTGGATGGTATCGTGCCAGCCCCAGAAGGTGTTGAGTGGTCCAATGATTAGGTTGGTGTCAGTCCCAAGTCCTAAGGCCGACTCCACCGCCATCACCGTCTTGCCCGTCCCCATGAGGCTGGCGTTGAGACTCGCTCTGGTAGTCTCTAAGATAATCTTCTCTACTGCCTTCTTCTGATTCTCGTCCAGCGTCAGCTTCGGTAGTTTTGCTCTCAAGTTGCTCCTTCTGTTGTGTGTAAAATGCCAGCCAAATGCCAAACAGTAAAATGCTTATTATTCCTACCAAAACCCCTCCAGTGGGTCTGATGTATCGCCGTCATCGGGCAGTAAGTCTTGGTAAAGTATCTTCAACCTTCGGTCTGCTTCTTGAATACTCTCAAAGTATTCCATGCCGTTGGTTCGGTTTGACTTTATCCAGAACTCATCAAGGCTATTAGCCACATCAGCTTCAACACTAGTGCCAGTTATGTCTGTGTAGTATTCTGCTAATTGGTTTGCCTGTTCATTTAGCTCCATCCAATCTTCGCTTCTATCGTTCCATCCCATTAGTTGCCTCCTTTATTACATCGTCTTTATAGCCAAGTTTGTATAGCTGTATCTGTATCCACATATCGCCATCAACCACGCTAAAGTTTTGTCGGTCTTCATCCATCTTACACCTTGCATGTCCTGATAGTTTACCATCACCCAATCCATATACGGTTATGTTGAAAGTGCCATCACCATTGTTAGATAACTTCCAAGTAGGGTGTGGGTTCTTGGTCTTACCCCCGTCATTACTCATGGCTTCAGCGACTAGGGCTTTGATTGTCCTAGCGTCTGAGCTACCATAAGACAGCCCTGCTTGTCGTGCTGTCATGCCAGATAGCAAAGCTACCCTAAAGGTATCCACAACCGCTTCGTGTGCCTCAGCAACCTCTTCTTTGATACGCTCATTAGCTCTTTTTTTAGCTTCAGCAATCGCCATCTTTTCGTAAGCTCTAGCCGTCTTGATAGCTAAGCTAATTTCATCTTTAGTTTTCTCGTTCATCTAATCCTCTCGGTCATAAGTGTGTCCTTTGTCGTGCGTTTCTTCACAAGACTTACACTCTACTGTCCAATTACCCCAGTCATCGTAGTAAGCTATTGCGTAGGAATTATCTTTTGCACAGTTGTTGCAGGTAAAGTGGCCGTAGTCAAACTCACCGCTGTCAATACCTGAGCCACGCATTGAGGGTTCTGGGTAGTAGCTACTCATTTGATAACCTCCCTAATTGTCTCGATTCGTTCATCTATGTCGCTGTCAGATTTGAAAAAGACAATCCAATGTGT